GCGATCTTGCTTGCGTTCTTGAAGTTGACTTAGAACTTGTTTCCCTGCAAATTCTGCTTCTTCTTGGGTCATAGAGTTGAATCAATTTCATTTATTAGAAGTGTAAGGGCTTTTCCTTGTTCAGCCGTTCTTATGTCATCAGGACCAATTTCTTCTGCTGTAATATCAAACATCTTTTTAAATTTGTATATTACAGAATCTTTTTTAATAGGATATTGTTTTTTTAAATTCATCATCTTAGTAACAACAGCATCTTTGGCATATTTGGATATAGGTTTACCATAGTCCTTATCTTTTATGGATTCAACAGGTTCAGGTTGTTCATTTGGTTTGCTAGGAGTCCTTGTAATACCTGTTTTATCAGCAGGTGGTTGAGTTAATGACATAGCATCATCATCTTCTTCAGAACCTATTCCATAAGCTGCACTTAATGCATATCTTCTTGTGTATGTAATTGCAATACCAAGATCATGCATGATGTTAGAACCTCTAAGTTCTTTTAAAGGTAATTTGCTTTCTAATTTTTGATCTTTAAAATATAAAGTTGTAACACAAATTGTAAGTACTGTGCCACTTTCAGAAATTAAGTAATCAAAAGTTTGGGTATGAGAAATACCAAGTTCTACTGCTGGTTGTATTGCTCTAAGAACATCTGCAAGAGTTGAATACTTACGTTCAATAGTTACATATTTATTGGTTCTTTTATCTTTTCTAGTTTCTTTTGCAATCCCTGTTCTATCAGCAGATTGAACCTTTGATTGAAAAATTGTTAGAGCTTCAAAAAGAGTTTGTGGAGAATCTGTTGAAGATTTTTTTGTGGTCATGTTTAATTAGTATTAGTAAACTAATAGTATACTAATCATAAATACAAGATATTGCAATATATGCTCCAGGCAATTCATCTTTTTTGATATATCTTTTTCTAGTATTTAATTCAACAACCAAAGAATCATCTTCTAAAATGGTTCCTCCAGCACTGATAGACAATCCATCTAATGTAGATCTAGAAAGCTTATCAATATCTCCATTACCTCTACTTATGCAATATTTAGGTGCTGAAGGTTTTAATACATCTGCATTCTTTCCTGTTCCATAATGTGATTTTGGTCTAGGAAAAACAAACTCTATATCTGCTTTTACAGGTAAATTTAATGCTCCGCTGTTATAACATTCAAGAGCAGCTTCCTTTACATCAGTTCTCCATGGCTTTACCTTTTTAGATGCTTCGATCATTGCACCCCAACGTGTAAGAGTTTTAGATCCTTGAGGAGCAGGAATTCCAACTACTCTAATTGTAATTTCATTCATGCTGCGTTTCCTAGTACAAAAACTGGTTGATACCATCGCATTTTACGCTCCTTACGTTTAGCTCCTTTCAATACTGTATGCCAATGACCTCTTCGCCAATGTGGTCTTAACTTTCTTTTACTTCCGCCAACAACTAAGAAATCCTCATTCTGTTTTGGTTTGAGTTTTACAACTCTCGTTGTAAAGTCTTTTCCTACCCAACAAATAGCTCTTGGTTTGATATTACTTTGTACTTTATATTTTTTCTGTAAAGGTACAATTTTAGATGGGATATATTCTTCAGTAATAATATCTGGCTGTTGATTCATTAATAAAATCAAGTTAACAACAGTTTGAAAATGTTCTTTGATTAGTTCATCGGCTACTGGTAATTGAATTAATTTTACTGATTTAAGGTTCTTCCAATTAAACGCATAATAATGTATTTTATTAGGTTCAATTACAAAGTTTACATAAACATCGAACTTATACCTTGGATCTATCAACATATTTTTAGCATCATTTACTCCCCATTTATGACATTCAATAAATGAATATTTGATCTCATTTATTTTATTTGAATGCAATAAAAAGAAACTTGGATTAACTACGTTTGGACTTTCTGTAAGTTGTAAGTTATCAATATTTGTATTTATCAATGAATTACACAAATCATCTTTCAAATAGTAAGCAGGAGAGTCATAGATGTATTGTTTACTTCTGTGCTTACAGTTGATATGTTCCCTTGCTAAATCCTGCCAGGAATAAAAATTCTGAGGTGATTTGTATTTATATAAGAACTGACCCCGAGTAATTTTTGGTTTGGTTTCAAGTACAACTTCTTTTATTTCAGTTTTTTCTTTTTTACGTCTTTCGGCAAAAGCCTCACTTAAATCTTTTTTAGCTTTTTGTTTATTAATTTTAGGTAATTCATTTGGATCATTTACAGTTACCCATCTATCACCTACTTTCATTTTGAGATTTCCTGTATTTGGATGAATCCATAAGTCACCTTCTTTTGCATCACCTCTGCGTTCAACTATCTTTCTTTCATTAGT